CTAAAATTGTTTGGTCGCATTTGTGGCCGCTTGCAGATGTGCATAATATTCGCGTAGCCCTAACGCCAATTCTCGCCAGGCGCGACAAGTGGTAGCGTTGCTGGCGTCAACGGCAGCGACCTGAGCAAGCGAAATTCTGGCGGGTTCTCGGTCAGAATCGGCGGCAGGTCCGGGATCGTCACCGGACCAGGCGGCGTCGTACAAGCGCACAAAGCCTGCATTGACAGCAAAGCGAGCGTTATCCGCTTGTGTGATGTAGATCGGCACTTGCTTTTCAATTGTTTCTCCTTTTCCGATAATGGTTTTGATGCGGTCGACATACTTGATCTGTGTTTGCGTCACGACCATCTGTTGCGCCTTGGCGATCTTGAGGGTCCGTGCGGACTGCTCAGCGAGATAAGCAATGTGCTTCTCCCCTTCCACCTGCCTGCCCTTGTTATAGACGATGGTGCCGAACACTGCGGCGGCTGAAATTAACGTCAACCACCGAACCCACACCGGCAAGATAATTGTCAAGAGATTCATGCAATCCCCACTTGGTATGACGCCTTGCCGTTATCAAATACGGCTGTCAGCACCTGTTGACGCGGCGTCCCATCCGATAGGCCAATATGTACCCAAGTGCCTTCATATATGAGCTGATCAAAGGCGATGCCACTGGCTTTGATGGCATTGGCGAGTTGTTTCGGCGTGACACCCGGACAATTGATGTCTGCCGCCAAGCCCGACACATGAGCGCTTTTACTGGCGCCACCGACAGCCCGATTGACGGCTGGCGATCGATAGCCGCTCGATACCGAAACTGGCTTGCCTACCAGGGCCCGCACCTGCTCCAAGGTCTCGGCAACACGCTTGAGATTCTTCTGTATGACAGGCGGCGGCGAGTTATCCAGGCTGTTGCGGATCGCCGTTTGCGAAAACGCCAGCTCTTCCAACGTAAAATGAGGACTCAGATTCATGGTTTTTCCATACAGTTGCATTGATGCCACCGGCGCCAGAACCATACGGCCAGAATAGCTACGGAAACATTCGACAATACTTCTGATTGTTCACTCCAAAAACCAAAGGCGTCCGGCCGCATGATGTTCACAAAGGACGTAATCGCTACCAGGGATAGTGCGGCAGTACCGAACACCTGCGTTTCCAGATGCTTGTTCAGGACCGCCCATAAACAAAACACCAATAACACCAGATTAGCTAGCGTATTAATTAGTTGGATCATTTTTTGCTCCCAGATACCGGCGCTTGAGCGTGCCGATGATGTCCGCTTCGTTGATTTCCTTAAACACCTCGCGCGCGGTCGCCAGCGCAAATAGGCCAACCAGAAACTCAATACCTGAGTGAGCGCGCGTGCCGCTGACGGCGAACCAATCGATCATCACCGGCGCAATATAGATAGCGCAAGCCAGGCCGGCCGCGAAACTGGACAGCTTCTGCCACCAGCTCAAACCCTCGCCCAAGAATTTCAGGGCAACCGCAGATCCTACTGCGCCAGGTAACAGCGGCAACAGGTATTTCGTGATTGCCAGCCAGACTGCGGCTAGCGTGCTCGTTGGTTCTGCCATGACTCTTTCCATAAATGATCTGTGCCAGCGGAAGCGATGGCACACACCATCTTTCCCCTAACGACTGATTGCCTTACCTAGTCCCCCTATCGCCTTGATGACCCCATCCAGACGCCCCACTAAGGCAAGCTGCACCTTTTGTTCTAACTCCCGATTCTTCACCCAGGTGTCAAATGCTTTCGATTCCAAAAAATCCCGTGCATCCGATATGCCCATGCGCATCGCGTCTGGAAAGGAGGTGCTTGAATATAAACTCAAGCTAACTGCCATATTGCGCAGGTTTTCCAGTAATTCTCTTCGCGAAGTCGCTGACGCAGGCTGAAACTGGAAATCGCGCAGGAGGCAATGACTCTGCCTCCGATCCCTCATGTGGTAATGCTGCGAATCCCTCGTCTATTTCAACCGTCTCGAAGAAATGCATCAGCAGCTTGTTACCTCGTTGACGCATCGCGTATAACCCCAAGAATTCCGATTCCGGGTATTCGCTGATAATCTGCATACGGCTTTTCAACCACTCCAGGTAGTTCAAGGAATCAAGCGCAGGATCCGGCGCCAGCTCGCCCACCCGTAACAGTTGTGCGGCCATCGCGCCCACCATCCAATGCAACTGACCGGCCACTTTCGGGATATGGCCATGCAATTGCTCAATGGCTTCCGCCATCGCCCCTGTCACCGGCGAGATCTGCCATTCGTCGCCGCCGTGGCTGCCAAGAGAGATGGGGAAATCAGGTATGTCACGGCTGACATTCAGGTAATCCATGTAATACCCGTCGCCCAGCATGAAATTGGCGCCACCGCCCTCTTCTCCTGTGGTGTGGGCCAGGTAATGGCCAACGACCAGCATGCGCTCTTGCACCGTCCAGTTTTTTGGATCGGTGACATGGCGCTCGGTCGGTGCATCTGCTGACTCGAGGACCATCTGCAAGAAAGTCGTGGTCGATTCTTCGAAACGCTCGGGCGGCACGGCGACCAGCGCGCCGGCGTTCACAATGGAGAGCTCGCGCAACTTGACCGCGAGGCGACGTGTTCGGAGGGGTGAGAAAGCAATCATATAATTCGAGAATCCTTAATTAATTGGACGAATAGGAACCTGGCCCCATGATCTTCTTCAGATCGTCGCGGTCCAGCGCGGTCAAGGTCGCAAGCGTCAAGGGAATGGTGATTTCTGTGTAATAGCCATCCTGATCGATAGGCGCGTCAATCGGCTCGCCGATCGTCTCGATCACCATCGGCGCCAAGGTGCGCTGCTTATACTGAAAACCGATCAGCTGCGGCGCGACGGACGGGAACATGCTGTTGATCGCGCCGTCGATCCCATCGCCGCCGCCGGCGGCACGCCCGACCAGGCTGTCGCCGCTGAGTTTCTGCGGCAACGCCCAAGCCCATAGCTGTTGCAGCGGCGCTGCCACTTCCCTTTTGGGATCACTGAACGCGCGGAACACCAATGACACATTGATTTTTATGGGGGGCATGCCGGTAAAGATCTGGGTCGAGTTCAACTTGGTGATGCCGGTGCGGCCTTCAAATTTCTTAATATTGCGTTCTATGGCGCCAACGTCGGTATTGCCTGACGCCGACTTCGATTTTCGACCGAAGAACGAGTAAAAATCATTCATTCCAGGCAGTAGCGCCCCCGACTGCAGCATGGCAATTAAGGCCGGCGCTTTGCTATCTGGGCTGCTCTGCTCGAATGGCGACTGCCAATTCAGGGTTGCTTCCATATTGCCGCCGGCGGTCACCGGCGCATGCACCTCAATTTGCTCTTGCCCTTCCCGCAGCCCCTTGTTATCTACTGGATAGATTTTGGCGATCAAATGCTCGGAGAGCCCTAACCACTGGGAACCGAGGATTTGCTGGTCTGCCGTCGTGCCTTGCTCTGGCGCTGTCATATTTCTACCCGACATAAAATTGCGGGCAGCCGATCCACCTGGCTGCCCGCTGTGTTGAAGTGTTAATGCAAACTGGGAACGATTACTTGCTCAAGCCCATCTTCCGATTCAGCCGCATCGATTTCATGCGACGCATAGTGGCGCTGGCCGTGTGCGCCTTCATCTGCGCCTTGCGTATGCTGACTTTCTGCTTGGCCGTCAGGCGGACGCGGCCCGAGATCCGCTTGTTGATCCGCACTTTCTTGCCCTTGCGGATCACCATGCGCTTCTTGTAGGTGGCGTCCAGCACCGCGTCGCTGCCCTCGTCGCCAAACACAAAATTGTCGATATCGACGCTCGACGCCTCATCGCCATCCGGCAAACTGGCGGCCAGAATATCCCGAATCCGGTCTGCTGCTGCTTCGTCCCAATCGTTCAGGAGCTTGCTGCAATCCTCATCCGAGACGCCCTTCTCGCCCAGGTAGTCCCAGGCGAATTCCAATGCTGTCTCCAGCACGTCGGCTTCGTCGTCGCTCAGCTCACCGTCTTTATTCGCGTCCACCAGGCCGACCATATTCGCCAGGAGGCGATCAGCCAAGGTTTCGTCTTCATCCAGATCATCCGTTTCGATCCATTCCTGGATGGTTGATGCCGTACCCAGCGCGATATGTGTCGCGGCGTAGTCCGCCGCGGCATTGCTGTCTTCGTCATCGGATGCTGAATCCAGTACCGCCTGCCGGCCTTTATGCGCAACATCCTTGCCAAAGAAGGTATTGCGGATCGCTGTTGCAGCTAAATGACTCATCTTCTTCCTTTCATTTTGTAAAGCCCGATTAGCGGGAAAGTGTTTGGGTAACGAACGTTTGGCGATTGGTGCCGTCGTACTTCAAGGAATAGGACACGTCCATGCGATCCGCCGGCCGCAGCGCATTGGGTTGCACCACGTACTGAAACGCTTCTCCGTCCATCTCGGTGCTGGGCACAATCCATTTCGCGGTTTTAGCATCCTTGAACAGCTTTTTGAGAAAGGCATCCGTCTTTTTGACGGACACTTCCATGGGAAGCTGCAAGGCCTCTTTGGCAAAGCGCGTGACCCAGTCATCGATCGAGCTGGACATATCGGCCACCGAGATCAGCTTTTTCATAGAGACCGCTGTTTTGGCGCAAGTCAGCGAATCACTGAACACGTATTTGCCGCCACCGTTGTATTTGACGTAGATCACCGGATTAATCTTGGCATCCGCCAGATCGCTCAAGTCGTCGTCAGGCGTATGGATCTGAACAATGCCCGTTCTATCCAGCGGCCAGTTTTTGCCGGCAATCGGATAGTTTTTAGGCGCAAAGCCATTGGCGTCAGTCTGGGCATTGCGCAAGCAGCGCCGTGCCACGTTGTACGCCGACGTGCCGAGCACCACTTTCCCGTTCAAGCCCAGCGGGTCGTCAGACTTCAACGGCGCCCAGTACGCCTGGCAGTAGTGAGAATCGAAGTTCAGTTGCGCAATGAAAGCTATGGCCGCTTCCGGCGACAGCGTGCCAGGGACATCCCAGGCAAATTGCCGATTCGCGTCATAGGCCAGTTGCGCCAAGGCAGACAGCAGCGCCGGCGCATGTGAACCACCACTGACGATATAAGCGTAATCGTGCTCGGTCTTTTGCAACAAATCCCGCGCACGCGCAAAATCCGATACACCGTAGGCGGTGCTACCCTCGGTAAAATAGGCCATTACCGGAGAAATGGCGAACCTGGGCCGGCCATTAGCATCCCGCCCATACGCATTAGACGTAGGCGCAATCTGGGCATCACCACCGACCAGCACCTCAACGTTGTCGGTCGTGCGCTCCACCACATCGGGCAAATAGGCGCTTTGCTGATAGTCGTCCAGCTCTTCCGGATTGAGTGATCCAACAAATTCGTAGAGCGTATTGTGGTCTTTGTCGCGTAAACGCAGCGTCACCATGCGATTAGCTACCGGAGCGCCGTTCTCCGTCACCGCATCGGCATGCAACTCGACCACCACGCCGTCGTTGTAGCACTCAAGATGCTTTACAGATAACAAAAATGGTTTATCGGTCGGCACATCAGTAGCAACCGTAAATTGCAAGTCCATTGCCGGGGCCTCCGGCTGGGTCACGATGATGATCGACAGCACGGCAGCATTGGTTGTCAGCCGCTGCACCACTGCTGACGCCGCGCCCTTCTGTAAGGCCTCATAGACGTGGATATGTGCCTCGTTCAGCGCCGACGCGCGCAACGACTCACCGCGGCCGAGCTTCTTTTGGAAGTTGCCGCGATTCACCCGGAACGGCTTATCGATGCGCCCGCGTGTGGCGCGCATTATGATGCCGAACACCTGATCGGAGTTATCCGGGGCATAGCCATCGGTCATATCCCGCAAGGGATTCAATTGGACACCAGATTGAGAGCCAAGCTGCCGGTTAAAAGCAGTAGACATAGAAATTCCTTATTTTTTGTCGATATTCGACGCGTCGTCCGCTACGGTGTTCGCCGGCGATTTTGGTTCCGTCGCAGCCTTTTTCTGGCCTTTACCGCCAGCAGGAACCTTGGCGGTCACCTCATCAAGTTGGCCGCCGTCCAGCGCGTCCAGTGCCATCGCATCGCCCCATTGGTTCAGCTCCGACAAGGAATCCACATCCGACGCAAAGCGCGTCAGCTGGGCGTGATCCTTGAACGTGACCTCGATCTGGTTGTCTGGCGCACTGAAATTCGGCTTCAGCTCGGCCCGGATATCTGGAAATACCAGATTACGCGGTGTGTTATTCGTAAGTCGCAAGGCGAGAGGAAACTCGGACTTTCCGAATGTCTCTTCGACCAATGCATTGACGCTCTTCCCCGTCAGGGAAGAAGCGCCCAAATGTAATGTGTTTGCCATTTGTGCCGCTCCTTCGGTGTGGGTGGATTAGTCGAGATTGATCACTTCGATGACAGCGCATCCCATGGCTGACGGGAGATGCGGATTGACCGCCGTGAAATTGCGCGCATAGAAGCCTTGCTTGTAGCGCTGATCTTCGTCGGCGTTCATGTTGATCAACATCGGGGCCACAGCGTCGCCCAACACAAACGGATTACGCGCCACCTGGGTCGAGCGACCGATACAGATAATGCGGGTCGTTTTTTGGTCCACGTCCACGATGCGCGGCGAGTAATACACTTCGTACATACCGAACAGGCGACCAACGCGATAGATGCCAGGACGGGCAGTCACACCTGACGGGACAAACAAAGTGCTTGGCAAGCCCTGGATCATCGCCGCCATCTTCTTCGATACGTACAAATGGGTGATGCCGTGATCCATCGTGTCTTCGGCCATCTGCTGGCTGGCCGCACCGAGGATGCAGGAGCCGTCTTGCCAGATCTGCGCACGAGTCTTTTCCAGACCTTGCGTATCCCACTTAAAATCCCAGACCATGGCATTGTTGGCACCAATGCGGGCGGCCTTCTCCAGCACCTGGTAATGGCGTTCATTGGCAAATTGATTACGAATTGCCAACATGGATTCGCCCATGGGATTCAAGCCGATTTCATTGGCCATCTGCGTTTGGCTATCGGTCGACACAAAGGCGTTGGCCTTCCATGGCGAAGCACGCAAAAGAAAGCGTGTCGCAATGGTATTGACGATCGGGATAATGCCCTTGTTGTTCTCGAAGTCGATGACCGCCTCGGCAATCACTGGCGTATTCGCCGGCAAAGCTGGCACAGTCGTGACTTTCACCGCACCAGTATCCGAATTCATCGAACCGGACACAGTGAAGAGCGTGCCGCCCAGGCGGACATAGCCGCTAATCGGTGACGCCGAAGCAGGCGCATCAGCGCTGGTCTCTTTCGCCACCGGCAAGCCGTTGATGTAGATGATGGTGCGACCCTTGAGCAACTTGGCCGACGGCGCATCCTGGTCGCAGGTATCCGCCGTCAGCTGAATCGGCGTGACCTTGCCGCCGAAATCGTCACCGGTGCGTTTCAGCAAGTGGGTGCGCTGTGCCGATGTGTAGGCGCGGCCGCTCAAGACGCCGTCCATCAGGTCGCCGGCGCCATAATGGCCGAAGGTGCTACCGGCTTCGTGCGAGACGATCACCAGCGGTGCTTCGTTGGACCCGATATCGGCAGGCAGATAGTTCGCCACAGGAATGGCTTCGGCCATGGCGGCTGTAATCGAGATTACGGCGCGGTTCTGTTGCAACGACATAGGATCATGTGCCAGATTTGACGCCGAATCGAGTTTGTACTTGGAGCGCGCGCTTTCCGAAGTTGCATAGGCCTGGTGAATAGCCCATTCCAGCACATCCGCGGTCGGTTCTACGCCGTGTTCAGCTTCGTAGAAGGCCGCACCGTCCAGAATAGCGCCCGCGATGCCGGCGCGGCCATCGCCGGACTCATCAAAGAGAATCTGTAAATTCTCAGGAACCTCGACGCCGGTAATCGATGCCGACAGACTCTGCGCGTCGGCAATGAACGCGCCGGCGCTCGCGGAATCAAACACGCCGGTGCTGCTGACCGCCGTTTCCTTCAACTTCGTGTAAAACGTACTGACTTTTTCTGTTTTTGCGTTGTTATATTCCGCATGTTGCTTCGGCATAGATCACCCTTGTCGTAATTAAAATTTGCCCCAATGTCGGCGCAGGTGAAGTACCCACGCGGTATGTGCAATTCAATTATTACGCGGTGACGCAGTGCTACTTTTGGCGGTTTTCCATGTTCGTGACCCGCCTTAATTTAGATCCCTATCGGAGTTTTTTACATCCCCTTGTTGTGACTCACGATTTATCAAGGGAGTTGAACGACAAAAATCCAGAAAACGTACCAATCTGGAGCGGTTTTCAATCGAGGTTTAGGGAGTAAGCAACGGCGAGATTCAGGCCGGCAAGCGGACGTACCGGACAAAATTTTTAAGCATATATTCAGAGGCCTAGCTAGTAAGGTTAACAGGTTTTTTTTAGAAGGGAAGTGGACTAAATTGTCTTTGCACTACCCCAATGTCCGCCGCCAAGTCGGTAGCGGATTATTTTTTAATCCAACGAATATTAATGGAGAAAAAATGGACGCAGTAATGACAGAAACAAAGGACTCGGTTACTTATTCTAACGTGACTATCAGCGGTGTTCAGGTTGTCCCTTCGGGGCTAAACGCAGGGCGGGTTGTATTTACAATTAATGCGGGCCCTGGACAATTCCTAATCAATCAACCGGCAGCTGCCGATGCTACTATAGCAACAAGTCTTGCGGCAAATAATATAAGGGATGTACTGCTTTCGACTTACTTTTATGTAAAATCGGGTAATGGTGCCAGCGTCCTGAATGTAACAACCACAGGGGTCCAAGTGTCGGGTTTCGGGCTCATAACGGGATGCGAAATTAAGAATACGTAATTTTTCCTATTGCCGTAATTTCTTCCTTAATTACGGCAATAGCTTCGTCCAACGCATTCACCTTTTCCTGCAGCGCGACTTCGAGTTTAGGCGCCGCCGTCCGTATGCTGTCGGGTAACTGGATACGCACCTTCGCCATGGCGGCCTGGAATTTCGAGCGACCGGCATCCATCATGCCGACCATCTCGCCGATGGCCGCCACCTGGTCGTCCTGATGCTTTAGAGGAACACTCTTCCCGTTCAACTTGACCTGAAATATATCTCCAGATTGTTTAATGGAAAACGTCACCACCTGGCTATCGGCGAACGTCAGCAGCATTTCCCGATAGGACACGCCGGATGAGCGCTTGATATTGGGCGACACGTCGCCCTGGACGATATGGGAGCCCGCACGCGCGAAGTAGCGCACTACCGCCCTGGTTGCTGCGTCTTTCTTACTGCCCATGTCGTCAAAACTGAAAATGAGGTTCTTTGCCATTTCTATCCTAAGTGAATTTAATTATGCTTTCGCCCGGCCAGTCGGTGGGCCGTCGTGTTCTTCGTGATGATGCGATTCCACCCCGATGCCGTTGCTGACAATCTCGCCACCGGTATTCTCAATGCCACCTTGAATTTGCGCTCCTGGGCCGCCACCACCGTTAGATCCCGCCAGCCCAGCCTGATAGGTAAGCAAGCCGACAGACGTCACCTTCTCAGAAAACGTCGCCTGCGGCGTCTTCACGTCGACCATTTCGCTGGCATTGATCTCGTAGCGTGCGCAGTTGACACGGAATATCCCGTCCGCGGTCAATTCGATGTTCGCGTGATGCCAGCGCCGCCAGTCAATCGCGTTGCCGGCCCTAGCATTGCGAAAGCCGGTAATGATCGGATAGCGCGGATCGCCGCCCTCGAATGCCAGCCAGACAAGATCACCTGGCACGATCTCGATCTCGGTAGCATGGCTGGCCGCTTTGCTCTTGTCGCCAATCGGATACTCAATTTCCGCCAGCGGCAGCACATCGGCGCCATCTGTCAGGCCGGGGATTTCGACACGACACTCGCGCGAAACCGCCAGATAGGACCGGACGATGCCAGGGATACGTGAAGGCAGCATGCGTTATTCCTCCAGCGTGCCAAGCCAGAACTTGGAATACAGGCGGCTATCGCCGCCGTCCGATCCGCTCTCGAAGGCATGTGCAGCGGTGATGATGGCGTAGTTGACGCGCTCTATCTGAATGACCTTGCCGGCATTGACGGTAGGTAAATAGTCCGATTTCAAGATTTTTTTCTGAATCAGTGCGCGCGTCATGTTCCACAGCATGCGGGTATCGGTCCTTGGTTGATAGCCGATAGCGCGTACCTTGGAGCGATTACCATAGACGAACGCACCGGAGGCATCCGTCGAAAAGAAAGACGGCACCTCGTGGCGCTCCATGAAACCGCTATCGATATTCTCACTCGTATCTTGCTCCAGGCGCAAAATCGGTTCTTGCTTGAAAATGTCCTGCAGGCGAATGAACGTGACTTCACGGCCATCGGTATAAATCGCGCCGCCCTCTTCCTGCAACACCTTGGCGACTTCGTAGCTCGGCACGCCGCCGGCATAACAGGCAAAGCGTGCAATCGGATAATCCGCGTTGATTTTGACGCGTGCACCGCACGCGCCATAGATACTGCCTAGCGTCGCCCCTTCCTTGATCACTGCAATCTTGCGACGGAACGCGATCTGATGACAAGGCTCAAACAGCGCCACGATGTGTAAAACGGCCATCTGGTCGCTGCCCTGGACGTTGGCCGACACCTTGCTGCGCTGAACCTGAACAACGCGAAATACGTAGCCCTCACTGGCTATGCTGATGGTTTCACCTTGCTTGAGCCCCGCTACCGTTGCCTCTGTCGCCCTGACGACCGCTTCCAGCGTCATCGGCACCGGCGCCAGATCGGAATGTAGGCAGGCGCTCAGCAACAGATCGCCGCGCAGCACCGTGCCTGAGGACAAAATCAGTTGCATGCGCTATACCGTCACGATCGGCATGCAGAACATCAAGCGCTGGACATCCATCTCTTTTTGAACGATATCCTGGGCGATCTCGGACGCCGAGCGGCCGTAGACATCGACGCCAAGGGAACGAGACGCTTCCAGATAGACGGCGTTTTCTCGCTCGACGTAGAGAATGAACAATGGACGCACAATCGCCCATTCGCTCTGCGTCAGCGGCGTGTCAATCTCGACAAAATCGCTCGTTGGATACAGATTGTCTGGCACAGGAAAACGTGGATACGACGAAGACGACTCCCTGGGATCATGCATCTCAGGCAACATCGCCGCGACCGGAGCCGCCGGCAGCAAAGCATCGAATGGTCCGTAGCCACCGCAATACCTGGCGGCGGCCAGCGCCTGGGCGAGTACCGTTTCCTCTTCCAGCACGATGCCCACCGGTCGCTCTTTGGCACAGAAGAGCAAAGCCAGCTCCTTCAGCGTTTTAGACAACTCCGCCATGGCGCTTAAATATTGCCTGGAATTTCTTCGTTGAAGTAATGGAAAAACAGCGTTCCCGAGATATTCAGCACCTGAGAACGGTTTTCCCAATCACGATCCGGGTTATCCAACTGGATAAAGCAATCGTAAATCGGCTTGGCGACTGAGAACTGGGACGGCGTGCCTTCGTACACCTTGGCATTGAATTTGCCGCCGGTACGAATCAGGTTCAGCATCATTTTAGAGACGTGGCCGGCCTTGGTCTCCATCAAGGTGATTTGACCTTGCTGGTTGATCTTGACCTGCTGCGCCTCCCACTTCGCCGAACCCAGCGGCATCGGCACTTCAATTTCACCGGCGCTCGATAGTTCAGGCCATGGGAATTGCTTAGTCAGCAGCCACATCTGCTCGAAGCCTTCGATTTCAAAGGCTGCATCGCTGGAAATGGCTTTATCGCCCATCGCCCGGGTGATGTTGTACAGGCTCTGCAGGTAAGCGGGATTGGATACGGTCATGGTGCCCTCATGCGGGTAAGTTAGATGATGGGCCTAACTTTATTCGCTAATGAGGGGATGACTTGCGGGTGTTTTCCAGTTTGAAAAAACGGCCTTATTCTAACTCTGCCGAGAAGACGACATTGCCTAATTGGGCGGTGCAGGTGCTATCTGATCTATTCCATCGCGGTGTCGAACAGGAAGTAGCGGCAGTTGAACGCTTACATAGTCATGGAATTCGGCGAAAGAAACGATGGCATGCCACAAGCGAGCCTCCCAGGCATTAGGCCCGTAAGCAGATTCAACCATGCGATAATTTTTGCGCACCAATCTGTCTAATTGCTCCGCGCTAATCCCCTGCGGAAAATCTTCCTTAATTGACGACAAAAAATCGCTCACGACAGTAGAGCTTTCACTTTGAAAGGCAATTTCCAGCTTGAGATTCACGATATGTCGTTGCCCGATAACTGCAAGGGCAGCGAATGCTGGATCTGCGGTCGCAGAATAAAAGCGAAAACCAAGCTTCCCATTTCTAATATGTGCTTTGCAAAACAAAATGACTGTGGCGACATTTCCGTAAAAATAGGGATGCAAATACTCAAGTTGCACCTCGCTATAGTGATCGCTTTTTTCGTGATTACAATCAGAACAGACATATACGAGATTTCCGTGGTAAATCGAAAACTCTGGATAATGCGCTTGCGGAAAATAATGGTCCCACGTCGATGGGGATTGCAACATACAGTACGGACATTTCTCGATATTGACCGAGCCTTGCCGCTCCAGATCATCAAGTATTTGATCTTTCAATACCCCAAGTGCTTTTGTCGAAGACTCATAGCACCCTTTAAGTGCCTTACTTGTCATGGTCCGCCAACCCACCTTAGCGATAGACTGCAGATTAGTCAATGCAGGCACCATGGTCTGCACTCTCGCATCGACCACCGCCTTCTCTGCTTTTAGTCGCCGTCTCTGACTCGTGTGCTTTGAATTAATTATTTCTTCCGAATATTGACTGTAGTTCAACGCCGGCAGTATTTGAGGACGCACGTTATTTCTCCGCCGTCGATTCGCGTCGCGACTCTAAATAAATCCTCGCATTCATACTCAGTTTACCGTCGAAAATGGCTTCGACTCGCTCGACATCATTGCCGTTATCTTTGAGTAGTACGTCTAAGGTGGTTTTATAGTCGCGGTCAGATTCGGTGGAGGTAAATACCTGACGAGTAATTTCCGTCAGTGTTTCACCAAAGGCCTCAAATCTGGGTTTCAATACCATAGGCTTCATCCTATCTCGACGCACAATATGCACACAACGACTTGGGATTTGCTGAATGACAATCGGAGAATGCGTGGCTACGACCGCAAATGAATCGTACAGCTTCAACAGATCCATAAAAGCCGACATCATTGTGGTAAGCAACTGCGGATGAAGATGCAATTCCGGCTCATCGAAAAGAACAAGCGTTCTAGGTTCTAATTTTGCCAAAGTATGACAGAGGGCATTCAACGCAATGCGCTGCCCTGCGCTTAACCGTTCATAGAGCGTACGATGCCCTTCTGGATCATTAACGAAGGACTGTATGTTTTCTACTCTAATGATTTGGGTCAGAGCTTCAGCGAGTACTAGGCGCTTGCCATCATCTAGTTCGTCGGTGACTATTCGACGAATATTTTCCAAGAGATCATCCTCGCTTAACAGGCGTCCCCTCTGGCTTCTTAATCCGCAATAGCTATAGCGAAATTTTTCGCCTTGCAAGATCGTAGGCCGTTCAAATTCATCGAAAGCGCTAAACGAAATGGCGACTACATTGTATATAGATGGCACAGGCGAAAGTGCTCCCTCCGTCTCAAGCGTCGAAGTTTTCTCCTTTTCATTTTTTTTCGAAAAACGACTCATCAGCATAGCTAGTCGTGCCATGACCTGAGTTTTCCCGACACCGTTCAATCCGACCATCGCGTGCAAACGATGAGGTAAACCGTGAAACTCGGAAAAATCGAATTCAAATTTATGAGAATCGCTTGATCCTGGAAGGCGAATTTCGGCTGCGAACGAATTGACAAGAGTTGCAATTCGTCCGAAAAGATCACCGCCTTTATCTAAAGCAATCCTCGCCTCTGATTCACGAAGCAAAGATATCTTAAAGCAATCATCATCTTGAAACATATTACGTATCTCAGGATTAAAAGCCGCATCCCGCATAGTTTCGAGATAGTCGATTGCCAGCCCAATATCATCTAATTTTTTTAGATTTTTATAATATTCCATCTGCCCCCCTAAGGAGCAGAAGTGCTTTGGAAAATCCGCTAACGAGAATGGCCCAACCAGCTCTTGAGAAAACGTGTAGTCAGCCTTCGTCTGACCAAGATACTGGATTTTTATAACGCCAAGAGCCGTGAAATCGTCGTATTTAGCCGAATGGAAAATGAATGCCATAAATACCGTGCTATAGCTGAAATCATTCCAGTTATCCCACTGAAGAACGACTAAAGGAAAAATGGCACCTTCAGGAGCTTCGAAAATGGTATTCCGCTGCTTTAAGCATATTTGCATATGACCCACCAAGAATATTTCTTAATTGCAATGAAATATATATTAACCTATTATCAACCAATTCAATACCACACCGCAAAAAAGCTCTTCCTGCCAAAGCCAACGCGTTCATGTCTTGGAATTAATCGCCTCTCCCTAAAGAGGTGCCAATCGAAAAATATAGACCCTACACTCACTGTGACATACCACCCGTCACCACATGGGCAATTTTGCGGTCACGTAAATCTTGCCCCACGTCAGACTTTGGCGCCACGACCGTCACCGACGTGCTCGACGGCTTGGCATTGAGTTGCGTCGCCGGCGATATTGACGCGATCTCGGGGATATTCGGCATCTTCGCTATTGCAGGCGCGGTCGATATATTCGGGACGGCAGAGATATTCGGTACAGCTGGTGATTGCAGCGTCTCCCCTAGCGACGGCATAACACTCTTCGCCTGCATCGCTCTCGCATCCTGCGCGAAGAATTCGCCCATGCGCATTTTGTTGCCCATATTTTGATAAGCGGTACCAGCAGAGATCGTCCCGTCACCATACAAGCTTTTGTTGTTTTTGATGACGGCCTCAATCCGCAAGCGCTCGCTGTCACTAACCTCACGACCACCCACCAGCGCATCTCGCACCGAGGTTTCCGAATTATTTTTCACCGCTTTCAGGATGCGGCTGGCATCACCATCGCCGAGATTGTGATAGGCATAGACGTTCGCCGCGTCGTCCGTACCACCTAGTTTCCTCCCCTTTTCAATATTCTCCCGGGTAAATTCAGCCAACATGCCAGCCTGAATTTTAGGGTCGCTCCGATATTTCTCCGCATCTTGCTTCGACAATTTCCCGGCGCCATCAATACCATACTTGCCGCCATATTTATTGATCATGTCGGTCCAAGTCCCGTCGATAAACTGGCCGTAGCCGTGGGCGCTCGATAGCTTCTTGCCGTTTTTCTGGATCGGGGTGGCGTCCTTATTGAAACCACTCTCGAAATGCGCGATCTGCGCCACCACACCAGGATCAACTCCGGCAGAACTCGCTCCGCCGACCAGATAGTCCTTTGCAGCCTGCCAGCGTTCATTGACCACACGACCAATCGGTGCAGCCATCTTGGCAACACGCCCTTGCCCATAATTGGCAGCGGCGCCAGCGACGGCAGTCACTGGCTTGACCACATGCTGGTCGACAACTTCCATAGCACCAACAGCCGTATTCTTGATTGCCGTAGCAGCATTGGTCACGTTTGCCTTGACATCAACACCGGTTTTTTCTTTGACAACATCGTTAGCAGCGTTTCCCGCCTGATCGGCGAGATTCTTCACCACATTGGCGGCATTCCTGGCAATCTCAAATTTATCCTTAAAAAAGCCCGAAATCGCATCCCACCCGTCACTGAATTTCTGAACGCCAGCATCCCAAGTTGCCGTGATCTTTTCGCCAATCGCTTTCCAGTCAAAGGTTGATAGCCATTCCCCCGTGACCTCACCCAGCTTGTCCCCGATAATACCGCCGACCATCGCGCCAATCGGGCCGCCAAAAGCCAACCCTATGCCGCCACCGATCAACGTACCGATGCCACTGCCGGCACCGGCAAAGCGTCCTTTCCGATTTTCTGCCGATGTTTGATCTGGATCGTCGTTACCAAACATGCTGGCCAGCGCGGAACCGCCTGCCAGCATTGCGCCCAGCAACGGTAGGCGCCGGAACAAGCCCTTGCCGAACCCGAACAACCCCTTGCCACCCTTGCCTAGCAAATTGCCCAGCATTCCAAATCCCGGAATTTTTGGCGCCAATCGGCTCAGCAATCCCCCTGAGCTGCTGCCGGCGGCGGGCTTCTTCTCAATCGCCGCCAGCTTGCGCAGTTGCGCCTTGCTGAATTCCGTCTCATCTCGGCGCAACCCACGTAACTCTGTCCAGAGTCGCTTGAACCATACTGTCTTCTTTTCTTCCCCGTCACGGCCAAGCATCTTGCCGAAACCACGTCCGACCGGCGTCACAATCGCACTGAGTTCCTTGGCGGCGGCGATGGCAGGATCAACATCCGGCGTGCGGTCAATCGCATTCGATGCCATGGCGCCCACCGCGCCGATTCTCCCGGAAACAGCCGAGCGGCCATCAGTGCTTTCGCCCTTTTCATTGCGTTCCTTCGACTGATCTTGTCCGGCGCGCGGCGCATTTGGCGTAACAGTCCGCACGAACCTGCCATTGACATCGCGACGCACTGTTGCAGGAATGGCCGCCCGTAGCACATCCTTGCTGACAACTGCCGTCTTCAGCAACGACGTAGGCTGCACAACCGTCCTGGAGGTGATCTGTGCTACCTTGGCAGCCGCGGCGCTTTGACGGCGCGGCAAGGCAAGAGCTGGGGCCGTGCTGCTCTGAGTAGCCCGTTTAGCGGCGACAGCGCTTGAGGTGAGCGCCTGGCGGATACCACGCACGTCATCCTGAATAGCCGTCCATAATTTAAGCGCTTCGCCCCAGTCGGCGGGATCACCGACAAGGAAACCAAAGCTATCGGATTGAATGGTCATGTCAGGCTACCGGAAAGAAGGAATCGAACTGCGAGAACGTCATTTGAATTTCTTGCACCGTGTCGTCTCGCCGCGACAGGTCGTATTCAATGCCGGCAGGACGCATATATAGAACGCTCTCGTAGCCGCCGCGATTGCTGGCATCGGTAATGAACGAATGCAAGATACGGATCTTGACCAGGTATTCGATGGGCACGCCGACGCAGCCGTCCCGCTTGGTCGCCGCGGCCGCCTTCGATTCAAACCATTTTTTGAGCGTACCCACCGAATCGTCCATGGTCGTGAGTCGCAGATCAATAGATTCCAGGCTATGCACCGAATCGATTGAGCCCGATCCCACCCGTACCTTGTCGCCGGTAATCGTCCAGGGTGAATAATTGGCCTCGGTCGCAAACAAGTTAAACATGCTGGCGCCGTCGCCGGTCATCAGCTTCGACACCAACGAATCCATGCTGGACGGCATCAGATCCGTGACTTCGATCAGAAACAGGTTTTTCTTGGCATACCGGGTTGCCGAGCACTCATCAAATATCGCCTTAGCTTCCGCCGGCGTAATGCCGCCCAATAGCGGCGTCGGCGTTGCCCAATAGGCTACCAACGCAGCCAGGCCATCCACGCGCGGGAAATAATTCGCGAGTAGGCCTGAATCCAGGACAGAGAGCGCAGCGCCGCCGAGATCGCCACTCAGGAGCTTATTGCCAACACCCAAGTCCGTATTGACCAGCGCGCCCAAGCGCGGCGGCAGATATTTCTTGGCCTGACCAATGGCAGCAATGGCGCCGGCGCTCTTTGGCAAGGCAATGCTATTGGCTACGTTATCAAACAGCCCCAATGTCGCTCTCCTCGACAGCTTTAGCGGCCATGGCCTTGGCATAGGCGGCCGCTTCATCTTCGTCTAGCAGCATTTGCTTCGCCAGGAACATGGCGGTCGTCTTTTCATCCAGGCCCATCTCTTTGATCTGCGACATGACCTGCGCCAGCATGGCCGCTGAATTCGCCGATTCCAGGCGCGTCCGCTGTTTCTCCGCCTCCATGGCAGAAATGGAACCATAGAAATTAATGTTCCATGGCCGCTCTTCTTCCGAAAACACGATCCCGTAGCGGTGCATCGTGTGCAGATCAATAACGGAATTGAAGAAATCGGACAGCGCGCCGCGAATGATGCGGGATTTTTCGGCGACCTGAGCGCTCACACGGAAGAAGCCGCCATCGCCCAGGCCGCCGGACAATTGATCAGCGAAGCCCAGCATCGACAGATCCACCCCTAGCGCACCGCCCAGCAAGCGCGCGTGCATCATCACGTCCTCAATCGACAGCTCGCCATTGCGGCCCGAGTCGCCAACCAGCTGCGATAAATTCGTGAGCTGCTTGTCGCCGTGATATGGCAGCACTGTGGTGAATTTCTCCAGAATCGGCTGGCCATGTTCAATTGCCCACTGCGCGCGCTGTTTCGCTTGCTTCAGCATGATCATGACACCATCGCCAAATTTCTTCTTCTGGTCTCCCGTCATGCCATCGCCATTGAATCCCAGCACGCGTTCATCAATCGAATCGGCGAAGCGCTGGCCGATCAAGCCTAGCAGTGACGCGTACAAGTGGTCGTAAGCCTCTTCCGCTTGGTGCAGGAACGAGCCGCCCACCATTGACGGCAGGATCGGCAATTCATCCAGATCATTCTCCGACAAGGCCATCTTGATGACCTTGTCCTGCACCGCAAACTGCGGCACCCAGACCAGCCGCGGCATTTTGAGGCGCAGTAGCTGGGTGGTATCTAACCGCTCAATCGCCTTGGCGCCGGAATACACCATATACCCCACGGTCCGATTGCCCTTCTCGTAGGCTTGGACCATAGGTGGCCGGACAATCTCACCGAAATACAATTCACGGATGCCACTGCTATCGACATAGGGCCGCGCATAGCTGTCGCCAAAGGTCGCGCCGTTGTAGGCCATGCAATGCGCCATTTGATTGAGCTTGGGCGTCAAGGCGGCATCGATCTCATCCACCATCTTGGCGAGTTTGATATTTTTGATCGTCTCGGCCTTCTTTTCGATGAAGACCGTATTGCCCGTCGTCTCATGGCCGCCGAGCGCGGACGTGACGATCAGCGACAGCGCGCCGGACACAATGGGGTCGCCTTCCATGAATGACCATTTTTGATATATCTGCGCCCGCATGCGGGCGGCGCGGCGGCCAGTACCCAGGAGCGACTGCGATGCGGCGCCGAAATCAAAGGCATAGGGATCGTCCTTCCCCAGGTCGTCCACCTTCTCGACGTTCCCAGAGAACCATTTTTTTGCCGACGTGCCCATTTTGCCGAAGAGGCTGGGCGCATTCTTCTCAATATTTTTTGCCATGTTCGCTCTGAATCGTCTGTATTCAGCATTGTCGAGCAAAAAAACGGCACGACTATTCGGCGGTTTCCATCTAGGGGAATGCATCAAGAACCTATTTAAGCACCAATTGATGCTATAATTGGTTCATTCATTTACAAGGAGCACCCTATGCGTACCACGGTCAATTTAGATGATGCCCTTCTTGCCCGCGCGCAAACTTTGTGCGGCTTGGACGAACGCAATGCCCTGCTGAAGGAAGCGCTGAACGCATTAATTCAGCGTGAAAGCGCGCGTCGCTTGGCGCGTTTGGGCGGCAGCGAACCGCAATTGCAAGAAATTTCACGTCGTAAAAGCGAGGCACAATGATATTGGTCGATACATCCATCTGGATTGACCACTTGCGCGCCGGCAGCCCAGCACTGGCTGTGCTGTTAGAAATGGGAAGATGTTATTGTCACCCCTTCGTCATCGGTGAACTCGCTTGCGGCAGCTTGGGTAACCGGAGCGAAATTCTGAGTTTATTGCAATCGCTACCGCATTTACCCACCGCCACCAACGAGGAAACGTTGTTCTTCATCGAACAACACAAGCTCATGGGGCGCGGCATTGGGTATATTGATACGCATCTGCTGGCCAGCACGGCAATCCATGCCGCCCGCCTATGGACCCGAGACAAGCGCCTCAAGGTCATCGCCGAAGAAATGGGTCTAGCGTTTGAACCTGTGACGCATTAATTACGAGGGCGTCATCTCGACGCTCTCATCCATCAACACGTAAAACTCGCCATTGCCGAAAAGATCGAATTGCCGCACACCCTGGAATTGGGTAGCGTCATACATCTCAGCAAACTCAAAAGCTGCCACGATCGTGATGTCGGCATCGAGCTCCCCTTTTTCATTCAGACCGCAGTAGACACTAGCGATCATCGGTTCAAGTTCGCCCGAGTAGGCATAGCCTCGGGCGATCAATGCCGCCTTCAACGCCCACCAATAAGGGCCGAAGCGCAGATAGTTCTGTGGTGCGGCGCACACGATCTTGTTGGCGAGCCTAGCCATAAACTCGCTGTGCGATTGGCCAGAGTTGTTTTTTTCAAATTCGGCCCGGTGGTCTGCCAGCTTGTCAGCCAGGTAGACCTGATCGGGTAAGTAATTGACGAATTGCATTTGTACTTCCTGTTAAGCGATAGAGATATTGTAGGTACGGACCTGCTCCGCATAGTCACGCAAGATGATTTCATAGACCTCGCGCGGCACCACCCACGAATTGACCGGCGCGCTCTGTAGTTGCCTGGACGGCCACTTGCCTCGGAACATGGCCTTAAAGCCCATCGTCAGCGCAACCGATTTGATCGTATCCTTGAAAGCCATCGTATTCCCGATGATAGCAACATACTTGTCCAGGGGAACCTGTACATCGTACGAGGTAATGACAGGTATCTCGGCCGCCGGCGTCGGTACAGGCTGCGTGAGCGCCAGGGATTTGCGACGATAAGCGGCATTTACCATTACCGAAAACGTCTCTCTGTAATGCGCGTTGATCGCCGCGTCGTCCCAATCCAGCGCCGCATAATAGGACATATATGCCTGCTTGCACAACCACACCAACTCCTCCGACGTGGTGGCGGCCTCTATGGCGGATTCCATCGTGGTGTAGTCAATCGTGCCTATCACGCCATTGACCGCCCTCACCAGCGCCGCAACCAAGTCAGCATCATCTTCGGCATGGAAAGCTTTCAGCGCAGCCGCACTCACCTTCATCCCTTGTGCAATGCCGTACCGCAGCAGCATTTTTGCGGTTTTCTCTAACGACGGCTTGTTGTAACGCTCAACGGTGGCATCGTCCGGCACCAGCACGCGGACGGTACCATGCTGATCTGTCACGTATTCAACCTTCCCCTCCTGTTCGGCGGCGATACGCTTGATCAACGGCAAAGACTGATCTGCCCTTGGTTTCAGCACGAGTGGAAACATCGGCTCCGGCAAAGTAACTTCGTCGGGAAGCGCGTTAATCCTCGGCCCCACCTTCAGGGCGGCCTTCACATCTGAATTTAACGCTGAGTACAAAAGCCCGATTGCAGCGGCATTCAGACCGCCTTGAGCGCGTGCAATCAGCCCATCATCGACAGCCGCGGCCCGCAACACCGTAGCACGATAAACGGCATTATCGGGGTGTTCCTGGGTAATGATATTGCCGCTAAACACAATACTTTCATCCGCACGCTGAAGCTTCGCCGCTTCGGCATCGATCGTGCGCACGCTACTCGTCTTGCCATCTTCCACAATCCACAGGCGATCCTTGCGATCAATCACGAAGTCCCCTGTACCGACAATCTGATTGCGGATAATCTTGGCCTCACCGGTTTTAGCTTGTTCAATCCGGCCCAGCGACACGCCGGCGTCGGCACAGAGGCTCAGTGCCTTTGCTTCGGATTCGTCAGCAAGCACGCGCGCCGTCGTCGTCTCGGCATCCCAGTTTTGCGCAATCGGCGACTCGTCAACGACAGAGAACTGAAACGAGGTATAACGATTGCCGCCGGCGGAACTGGCAACGCTGCTCATAATCCCGTTGCGATTGATCCCCTTGATTACCTGCGATCCGCGCGCAGTCTCGATCCAGCTGGTTTGACCAAATGCTTCTTCCAGTGTCTTGAGGCGGCTATCCGGGCTAATGGCGATACTTGCCTTGATCGGATTGGCAATCCGGTCATACACCGCCTGGGCCTTGGACAACAACTCAGCGATACGCGCGGTCTGCGCCGGATCCTTGGCATCGGCGTAGCGTGCGTAACGGCCTTTCACCGCCGTCAGCTTGAAATAGGCTTCAGCAGCATCGGCCACCTGCTCGCCCAGGTAGATGCCGACAGTCGGGTAGCGCGCTACCACCTCCCGTTGCGCCATCATGGTCGACAGGTTGGCCGTCAGCGCATCCTTGGCGCTACGTTGCCGCTCCACCGCCTCGCGGCTAGCGATCTTTTCTCGTACAGCACGCATACCCTCGGCGCTGCCGGCGGCTTCGGCCAACATCTCCACGTCCTGATTAGAAATGCCGCCGGCAATTTTTACCGAGTTACCCTTGCCGGACATCAGTTCGCCGATCCAGTCTGCCTTCTTGCTGACGATACCGCGCTTATATTCGTCGAAGGTGCCGTCGGCGTCGTAGTGATAAATCGTTACGCTTTGCAGCTTATTCCCCTGGCGCACGCCGCGCCCATTGCGCTGATGCAGGCTATCCGGTGTCCAGCCAACGGTTAGATGGTGGATGGCCTGCGTGCCTTTTTGCAGATTGATGCCAACTTCGGCCTTCTTGTTGGCGATCACGACCGTAAAGCGGTTTTGTTCGCCTTCTGCATTAAAGCCGTCCTGCACATCCTGCATCTGACCGGCGTCCTTGATCGCCTCGGCATTGACAATCGCAATCGCACCAGACGGAATGCCGCAGCGCTTGCCCAACATGATGCGGATTTTGTTATGCAGCGCCAGCATGTCGCAAAACACCAACTGCTTCGCTTTGCCGCCTGCCTTGGGGGTGGCCTGCTCCTGCTGGAAGTTGCCCAAGAACGCGGCCAGCTTGGGCGGGATCGTGACATCCAAGTCCAATTTGAGGACGGTCGCGATCTTCTGGAACACGTTTTGGGTCGCCTGCGACTCGGTATCGATCACGATCTTGTCGCCATCGATCGTCGCCACGACGCGAACCGTCAGCACCTCGACATCAGCGCCATCGCCGTCACCGCCGCCCTTCTTGATCGTCCGCTTTACTACGCTCTCATCACTTTGCATCAAGGTAGGACGATTTCGCTCTTCCGTCACCTTCTTGGCATTGAACTGATCGACGGCCAACTGGGCAAGCTCGACTTGTGAAGCTGGGAACAGGTAGACCGAGGTTTGGCGCGCGGTCTCTGGATCCGCAATCAGCTTGCTGACTTTGTTAATAAAATTGAACGGGTGCGCCACCAGCTCCGGCGTTTCACGACTCTGCTTCAAGTATGCGAACAATTCGTCCTGTTCATGCGGTGAAACAGGTGTTTCGCGGACGAGGCGCGATGCGGTACTGTACAGCCGCTGCATGCGCTTCAGCTCCTCCGTCATCGCTTCCGGCAGCTCGACCGCCGTAGGCAGCTCCTGCGCCTCCGGGATCGACAAATCCACCTCTTTGGCCGTCTTGATGTTGGCGATCTGGCCCAGCACGTCGCGCAGCAGCGCCGTGTTTTGCAAGCCCCGGAAAACCCGTGACAGACGCTCCGTACCGGACAGCGAGGTCGTTTCCTCCTCCGTAATGTTGCAGAACGCCTCCATAAAGGCATCGGCACCGCGCACGCCCCCCATACGCCGATTAACTTCCTGCTCGCCCACCGCTAGGGTCAACATCGCATAGATCTCCAGCGGGCTGTTCGTGATCGGTGTAGCCGTCAGCACCAGTACGCCGTCACCCAGTTTGCTTTTACCGCGCACATACCAGGTTTTAATCTGCGCATCGAGGCCGCGGTCGGAAGTCACTGGCGCCGACAGAAACTTGGCGCCCTTGAAATCCACCGTGGTCTTGCTGTTCTTCATGGTATGGCCCTCATCGAAGACCAGCGAATCCACGCCCATGTCCTCGAAAAACGGCACCGCTGCTGATCCCTTGCCGCCGGACTTGGTGACGCCGGCCAGCTTGCCTTCCTTGATAATGGACGCCGCCTTGCTTTTCGTCTCATCGCCGTCGTAGGAAGCGTCGTGCTGCTTCAGATGGCTTTCGTACTCTTCCAGCGTGGCTGTGCGCATCTGAATCATGGCGAATGCTTCCAACGTCATAAAGATCTTGCGATGGCGGTTTTCTAAGACAATATTGAGGTCGCGCGCATAGTTACCAGAATTCAACTGTGCGGATCCATCGACGGCCGTCTCCAGACCGACAAACAGGCAATCCTCGGTCGAGGCGTAACAGCTCTTGGTTTCCTTCTGCCAGTTGGTCAAGGTCGAGTTCGGCACCACAAAGAAGGTTTTCTTCTTCACACCGATGCTCTGAATGTGCTGTACGGTCGTCAATGACGTAAACGTCTTTCCGAGTCCCACGTCGAAGCCCAATATCCCGCCCATCCGCTTGGCATACCGGCGAATCGTCGCGTTCTGATAGCCATGCGGCTGAAATGCGGGATTCAAGCCCGGAATTTCCAACGGCGTCGTATCGTCCACCTCGCGAAAGAACAGATTATCGGGACGTTCGAACTGCGACTTCAGGCTGGCCTGGATGCTGGTATTGGCTTTCGTCCAGGCGTCAAATTTCTGATTGGTCTGGGTAATGAGCTGTTTTAGGCGCTCGATACGCACCGGCTCCAGGGTCGAATCGATGGCCTTGTCTTCCTGCTTGGTGCGGGTGCTGAGGCCGCCGCTCTTGACGTATTCGGCGTAGCGCTTCAGATTGCGGAAATCTTCATCCGCCATCTTGCCCTTCGTCCCCTCGAAGCCGATCACCGGCCCATCCGCGCTGGATACGACGGCAAAGCCCGGATGCAGATACTTGCGCAAGAACTCGGCCTTGCGCTCGAGCTCGACAAATGGTGTTGCCAGGTTCATCGTCAGCGCCGACACGTCCGGTTTCACCAGACGATCATCGGCGGCCTGCCGCTGGCGCACCAACTTGTCGCGGATGGCGGGATCGGTCACTGCCTCGATTTCCGCCGTATTGCGCTTCAAGAAATCGGCATAGTTGCCAGCGTAATAGTCCTCGGCAGACATGGCGCTCTGGCCGTCCGGCGAAATACACCAGGCGTCGCCGGCCATTGGATCGAAGTCGCTGCTCAGTGCTTCTTTCAAGTGCGCCAGCGCGATAAAGCCGGCATCGTCCGCATGCTCATACTTGGCACGCTCGTATTTCTGGGTGGGCGCCAGCTCAGCGACCGCTACTTCGGCCAGGGACGTGCCCATCCAGCGATTGCTGAAGGCACGGGTCTTGACGTTGTACCAAATGCCCAGGAGGGCTGCAGCATCGCGCAACACTTTCGATATACCGGACGGCACGGCCCTGACGCTCTTGACCTGGCTTTTGATCGCCTCGCCCAGTTGCGGGTAGACCTCGGCATAGTTAAACGGCTCTTCAGGGGCATGCTGATTGACGACATCTCGCAGCGCCAGCGCGGTTTTAAGCACATCGAACACGGCCGCCTGCTCACTCAGACTGACCGCATTGTCGATGCCGACGACACAATCCTTCACCCACGCCGGCATACCCTGATAATCGGCCTTTTCGATCATGTAGGCATACAGACGGCTGGCATCGCTCCATGTGGCGGCCTGATTGACCGCGCGCAGCGGCGAATACAGGCGATCGGCCATATCGACCATCTCGGCGTCTGCCGGCGACTGTTTTACAGGCGCAAACACGCCGTTCTGATAGACCATCGTGCGACCGGCGACCGCAATAGCGTCGCCATCACTATAGCTAATCGGCAACGCCGGCGCGGCATTCAAACTATCCCAATCGATGCGCGACTCGCCAAAGCGTCGCAGCAGCTTCGAGATGTTGCCGATGCTGTCATCACTAATTACCTTCTCGACCTCACCGAAGCGGCCCTTGTCCATGGTGGTTTCGCCCAGCATGAAACGTCGGCCAGCGCCCTTAAAATAGCCACCGGCCAGAAATTCGTCCCATAGAACGCCAGCTACATGCAACTTGTCGGGATCCTGCTGCTGTAATTCCTCGATCTTCTCGACGGCCTCACTGCTGTACTTGCGAAACACAATCACGTCCGTGGTCACATCGGCGCCCGTCGCATCAAACATCTTGTTGGGCAAGCGATATGCGCCCATGAATTCGGCTTTCAGGGACGCCTTATAGCGCAGCTTCTGCTCATTGACGCTACTGACAAAAGCTTTACTGGTGATAAAGCAGGCCAGGCCGCGCGGGCGCAGCTTCTCCAGGGAACGCAGGATAAAGTAGGCTTCCAGCGATTCGCTTTGATAGCGCGGATCCTTGAGCTTTTCTTTGCCGCGCGCGGCGTTGTCGCCAAACGGTACATTGGTGACGACGGCATCATAGATCTCGTCCGGTGTATTGGCCGCCACGGCTTCGAAAGCGCTGACTGTGACGTGATTACGCGCGCTGCCATTGACCAGCTGATTGACGCGACCGGAAGTGGCGTCCAGCTCCACCGCATCGATCACGGCATGTTGCGGCGAGGTTGCCCCGAAAATGCCGGTGCCGGCGGCGGGATCGAGTACCTTGCCACCCGTAAAACCCATGTCGGCCATCAACGACCAGACACCCTCGGCCAGGGGCTTCGGGGTGTAATACTCGTATTGGCTGCCGGTCTTGCCGTCAGCGCCCGTCATGCCGCCGCCGTTGCCGGAATACCCAGCCAGGACGGTTTTTTGTTCCGCGCTCAATGTCTCGGCATCGATCTCGCCGGCGTCAATCTGCTTGAGCAACGCCATGGCTGCCTTGTTCTTCTTCTGGCGTGCGGATGGCTTGATGTGCTCATCGAACTCAAAATAGGACGATGTATCGGTACTCGCCACGGCGTCGGGCAACTGCGCCCGGCCCAGCAACGCCATAATCTCGCTCACACGCGCGGCCAACTTCAACATGGCAAGCTGATCCGCTACCTGGTCGCTACTCTTGAGCTTACTGTACTGCGCCACCAGGCTGCCCAATTCGGCAGTCAAGCGCAACGTGACCAGCGAGCCGGCGTCATCCAGCAACACCCCTTCAACCACACTCGGGTCGGTCAATCCCTGGAGGTATTCCGGCACGTCGACCGCGCGCACCTCGATGGTCGACAGCTCGCCGCCGGATACGTCTTGAACGGTGACAAATCCACTGCCATCTCGAAACGCATAGCTTGCGTATTCGTAAGGAGCATCTGCCGTCGGCGCATTGCGATATTGCATCCGCCGGCCAGAGATAAACTGGGTGACGAATTCAGCGTCAACGGGAACAATGCTGCGTTGCCCGTCCCAGGCTTGCTGAAACGCCGTATCAAGAACCACAGGTGCATCGGAAATTTCGCTTGTTTCTACTTCACATACGTCTAATACTTGGTTCATGGTGTTCAGTTACTCAATGTTTGGGAAGCTGCTGCCAGCATGGCGGCGGTGTAGGTGGAAACGGCACGCTGCCATTTCGCAAGGATCTCGGCGTTGTCGGGATTGCGCGTCAGGATGGCTTCGATATTGGCCGACAGCGCAGGATCAAAGATGTCGACCTGGCCGTCGATCACAGACTGCAGGAATGCTTCGTCTGCCGTCATTTCGGCTCGCGGTTCAGGAGTAGCGAGTGCGGATTGCTCAACCGGTGTCGGCTCACTCGTCGCAGCAGGCTCAACAGCGGCCTTTGTAGCAACTTCCGCCGGCGCCGGCACTTCTGCGACATCGGCTTCAGCCTCCGCTTGCGATTCTGGAGCTGACGTTAGTTCGCCCACAGGATCCACGACGGGATCCGTCATTGCCATCGGCTCCACCCTAGCCGGACTAGCTTCGACAACCGGATCAACGGTCACGACAGCAGGGGTGACGGGAACAAGGTCGGCGGCCGCCAGCGGAAATTCATCATCGGGAATTGGATTGCTACTCTCCGGTGTTTCAATGACCTCTGGCACCACGATCTCGTCCGGTACAACCTCACCCGTCTCGGCGGAAATAGGATCCGCGACTGGTTCGGGCGGTGCTGTAGCCACGACAATAGGTTCGGGGGCTGGTTCAGGAGCTAGCTCAGTGACCGGCTCGGCGACAGGATCAGAGATAGGTGTCGCCGGCACAATGCCGGAGCTATCCGGAACACTGGGCGTAGACTCCTTCTCGACGCGCCTGACTTCCAGCTCGCGCTGCAACCGCGCCAAAGTTGCTTCTTTTTCCGCGATCGCCGCCTTCAATGTTTCAATCGCCTGCATGCGCGCAGAGCGCTTCGCATTGGCGCGCTGAAACGTGGCTGAATTTCTCTCGGCAAGGCGCATAAGCCGATTTACCACCTCGCGCACGTTCAGATCTACGCCGCGCTCAGGCGCAGCAACAATCGTCACATCCTTCTTATTGAGCATCCACTTCCACGAAATGAGATCGTCCGTTGGCACGATTTTTTGCGGTGTCACGTCTGGATTGTGAAAGAAGATACTGAGCGTCTGCCCATCCGACAACTCATAGACCACCGCCACATTGGCTGTTCCGCGCTGCTTGAACGGTTCCGTGATCTGCATGGTGACTGGCTTGACGGTGCCGCCGGTGCGTTCCATGACGCTCTGCAAGATCTGCATCTTACGTTCAAGCTTCGCAAATGGTGTCACTAGCGCATCGAAGGTATAGACGCCCTCCGCATCATCCAAAATGTCCGTCACGCTCAACGGGTCGTACATCAACCCGTTTTCATCGTGGCGCCGAATGTCGTATAGCAGCCCATCATAGGTCTTGCCAATGGGAGACTCACCATCCCACATTACTTTATTCATGTTGTCATACCCTAAAATTGGAAGAATCGCCGCGTTGATCGGCTTGGTGTGGTTGCCATGCTTGGCCCACCATTTCAGCTGAGGAATGGAGATCGAGACAATATCGCCCAGCCCCTGCCAGCCTCGGTGATAGCTCTCCAGATAGGCGCAGGATGCCGCCTGGCTATCCGGAAAGCCGAGCATGATTTTGTGCTCATCAAATGCACCGGTCTGCTGATTGACCTGGTTAATAACAAAGGCGGCTCGCGACTCTGAGTAATAGCCGATGAAGACATCGAGTTCGTCGCCATCATTGTCAGTCGTACCAACGAGATAGCCGTAATGCGCTGACATCCTGTTTTGCCATGGCCGGCCCGCCGCATCGATGCCGGAACGGAACGATCCGCGCGGCTGCTCGATGGCGATGGCCATGCCATGAAGGGTCGTTCTACCTACTTTGTAGTTACCTGCCAGTTTCTGCGCCTGAGTGGGCTCCGACAGATTGTTATGCCCCATTGCGCCACGATGGGCGTCGGCTTCGATGCGTGTGAATTCGTCCATGTATCCCCTTCGTTGAAGCAAATGATAGGGGTAACGGAAGAGCGATTTGAGGGGTGTTTTCCTACAGGAATACGCGATCGCTTCAGGAAAACAACTTAAAAATATAGATATCGAAAAAACTCAAAAGACTTCATAATTGCCGAAAATCAACAAAAAACTACCATCACTACTGTTGCTAATACAAGAGGATGCCAATCCTCAAATGAAAATAATGTAGTGCACGCTCAACCTACGGTAATGACGAGGGGGAATCGGAATGCCACGCATACAGCCTTTTTCGGGTTTTTTTTTCACCCTAGCAGTCAGTATCACTGCGTCGTTACAGGCGCAAGAGATACCAGCACCTCGCAATTCAATCGAAAAAATCACGCCGGCCTCGCTTGCGGAAGACTACAAGCTTGAGCGAAGTTACCGACCAGACAAAGAAAAACAACCCACCATTGGCCTCGCGTTATCCGGTGGCGGAACAAAAGCGGCCATGTTTGCCCATGGTGTGCTCCATGGTCTGCATGATGCGGGCGTACTAGAACAAGTGGATGCTATCTCTTCCGTCTCAGGTGGCAGTTATGCTGCGTACTGGTACTTTACAAAGATGCTTGAGTCAAAGCGCCATAATTTCACGCTTTCTCAGATTTTTGACGATTGCATCCCCACTTACTGGACAAAAGATGATAAGCCAGACTCCAGGCTACAGCAGGCGATGCAGGCCGCCAAACTGAAACCTCCGGTAAAGGGTATGTCTGAATGCGATGGCCCTGCACATTTCCGAGCGATGGGAAATTTATTAGGCACAGACGACCCTTACCGCTGGCAAGCACATATTGTTCGCTGGCCAGATGTTATCCAACCCACTCCCGTCTATCTCAATGGCGGCCTACAGGGCGCTCCTGAACAACAAATGCGTCGCGGAGTCCTCAACGCTCTGACCAAAGAAGTTGCCCTCCATGCGTTCGGCAGCGCTTCTGCTGTGCCTCGCATTTATCAATACGGCATTGAACGAACATGGGGGCTAAGCCCCAAACCACGGGATGTCACTAAACTCAGCGGTCAATTCGAGCATGATGAGACAGAACATTGGAAATACACCAATGCCGGCACGCCCGATACAGACGTTGCCAAACGAGGGATCCGGGTAGATCCTGGCACAACGACTTGGTCACAACTTCACGACCTTTATTCCACGGCAGCTGCACCCGCCGCACTAAAAATTATGCCGCTATGGATCGTCAACTCAACAAACGGAAATAAATCGTGGGAGCCTAACACCCAAAATATATTTGAAATGACACCATTCGGTTATGGCTCTATCCGGAACGGCTATATCAACGACTTCGCGTCAATGCCGATAAAAGATCTTGGCACCAGTGTGCGCGCATCCGCCGGCTTTGCCGATGCGCAAGGCATCGAAAATAAGGTGGAGCAAACCGTTGTAGATAAATTCAGCAACGGAATCCCCGCACTTCGGTGGGGTGTCGATGCCACCATGCAGAGCAGTCAGGGAACCGTGCAAGAGCTGCACCTGAGCGATGGTGGCGGTTCCGAGAATCTTGGCCTTTACAGCCTGCTCAAGCGCGGATTCGATGACATTATCGTGGTAGATACCGCCGCCGACGTTGAAGGCGATATGTCAGACATTTGCACAGTACGCAAGGCTCTTCAAAAAGAAAATATCACACTGGAATTCGATGCGCTGCAACATCTGAAGGACGTCTGTGAGGGGCAGCCGCAGCATAAACCTAAGCGCGTTTATAACCTCTCGGCGTGGAAAAATCCGGTCGTTAAAGGGACAGCTACCTGGCCAGCTGTGGATGGGGCCGCTCCGCGAATTGCTCACATTTGGTTGATCAAGGCAGCATGGGATGAGCGGGCGATCGCACAGGGTTATCCCGATAAGTGCGGCGAGAAAAACCAGGTAAATTGTTTTCTTGAAGTCTTTTACGGACACAATACCAAGGTCAGAGCCAAGATCAGAGGAAAAAAAGATGGCTGGATGATATTTCCCCAACTCGGCACCGTCGCATCAACCTACAACTCAAGCTCTTATCTATTCTGGGGATATCGTGAATTAGGACGCATGCTCGCCTCGCACTTGTCGGTCAACACAGTTGGACACCTTGAATTGGACACGCCACAATGCCTACAGGTCGACCTCAAACGCGCGAAAGGACGCAGGCCGGAAGATTTCGAACTGACACCGCCAACGGCATGTAAAACGGTACTTTGACGACATTCCAGGAATGTCCAAAGATCAAACGCCGCCCGGACTTGAGTTTAGCTGCGAAGATATCCGCTGAATCGTCCTAGTTACAATTCAGCGGGGATTCAATTACTTATTTTAAATCCATCGATATAAGTCAAATCATCGCGTTTATGCAAAATGTACTTTCTGCTATACGGAGCGATATTGATATCGCCGTCGATTGCCACGATTTCATAGGCGATCTTGACGTCCGCATGCAACAGCATATAAAGCACGTCCTTGGTCTTCGCCGTAAAGTGCGCGGGGTCCTCTACCGGTGTCAATGCTTCGATCAGAGCGAAAATTTGCGGCTCGGCGTTGTCCAGCGCATCCCCGCGGTCAATAACCGTCGATGGCTGGAAATTTTCTACGATCAACAACTTGGCGTCCCCGAGTAAATCCCACTCGACATCCGGCTCATCCGACGAATCCAACACGCCAAGGCCGCCGAGCGTGGGCATGCCACCTATGCTGTCGTCTGCCTGGCGCATTACGCGTTGCCGGAAAGCGTGGCATGGAATGCCATTCGGGTGGCGCAACGTGACGCTGCGAGCTGCCTTGTTGATTTGCATTGGTACGCTGTGCAGCATGTCTATCCCTTCAATTTCATCGTGATCACGTCGAAGTCCGTCTGAGAGAGTTGACCGGCATCCTTGAGTTTTTGCAGTGTTTTTTTTGCTTCAATAATCGCCATACCTGCCGCCTTATCCGCCTTCTTTGCTGCGGCTATCACGGCGCTCTTCAGACTTTCCGCAGATTTGCTCGGCTGCTTGACGTTGATAGCTCGATTTTTACGCGCTTGTGCTGCAGCGATCTCGCGCGCCTTGGCCTGCGCAATCACCGCTGACTGTTTGATGGCGCCCTTTTGTCCGCGTTCCACCATGCCGGCGACGATTCCGCGCACCGCCAAGCTGCTGCTGAATTCCTTCATCACGCGTAGCGCATGCTTGCAAGCCACACCGCTGAGTCTGGGATTGCGTAACTTGGGATACGCGGCTTCCTGCCGACCTTTGACGAACCCACCCACCGTGGCGATATAGCGATACCAATATGTGAACCGGCCGCAGTCGCATTCAAATTTCAAGGGACTGTCTTTGACTAGCCATTTAGCCAGGGCCTTGGGATCTGTTGGCGAAGCAACTGCCGCATCAAAATTCATGATCTCAACCGATACATAGTGTCGGGCCACATCCGAGTCAGCCGATGCGTCAGTCACAAACCGGATGTCTCCCCGGTTTGTTCCCGCCGGCACTGCCATCCTGATCTGCTCATTGGCCCGTTCTCGGTCCTCCGGCAAAGACAGGTTAATAATTTGCTGCGCCGTCAATCCAGGCTTGAGTTTGCTGCCCAACGCCTTGGCATTCTTCCTAAAAACCACGAGGTCATCGTTGGTAATCAGGCGAACCTGACCACCCAGGGAGGTAAGCAACAGCCGCTCAGCGCTGTATTCGCCTTTGACCTCACGCGGACGTAGAAGATTGACGGCCTTGGCACGACGCTCCGCATCGGCCTTCCGGAGTTGATCCGCTGCCTTTGCTGAACCACGAATGCCCAGCACCGCGGCCAATTTCGCGCTATTGATGTTTGCCATTATCCGAAATTCCCAAAACGCGCGGCCGTCTTGAGCGTCAGCAGCTGAGACTCTGTTGGCAACACCAGCAATTGCTCTGGCAACTCCTGCTCAACGGAATCTAAGCCAGCGGCGGCCATCACGACCAAGAACTCATCCGGGCGCCCATAGATACGCCGCGAGATCAGTGTCATATCAAAACGCTCGTCCGGCTTCGTCTGGTAGCGGATTGCCATACCCCAAACCGGTGTTTTTGCGACGAAATCCCGAACCTGACGATAAAATATCGCCGTTGCGACCGTGTTCTTTTCTTGACTCATTCCGAGAGTCGCGATAGGGGTGCCAGAACATGATCCTCGTCAGGCTCCGTCGGCCAAACGACAGCGTCGGAAAAGCCGTCTTGCTCAATTGCCCGCACGAGTGCGAGCTGATAGGCCGACCAGAGCCGGAAATGGTCAATTTCCACTTCGGAAAGTAAGCCAGCCGCATAGGCGTCAGCCTTGCCGGTGTTCTTCGCTCGGGCCAACGTCATACGCCGCTCGAATTCGGCCATCGCTGCTGCCCGTTGTTTTTGCGCGATCACGGCAGGATCGATTTTCCACTCCCCATCGCGCCAGGCGTGATTGTCCGAGGGGCGCGGCACGTCCGTTAAACCCTGTTCGGCGGGTGTCTGACCGGCGACAAGGATCTCGGCCGCCTCGCCGGTGTCCTGGCGATACAGGATGCGGCCGCGATAGTCCGGCAGCAGGGTCCAAGCACCATCACGATAAAACGGCCAGGACAGTGCGGTGCGTTCCGGCATCGTCTCCGTGGTGCTGAATGCCGGTATCAGCCAGCGGTCGAGGTGGCGTGGATCTGCATCGGCTAAACGACTGCTGTGATATTGACCGTTGTGGTTGTCGTATTGATGAATCAGCATTTTTTGCTCCTTAAACTGGATAGGCGCGGATCATCGCCAACATGGCGAGGTTGCGTGGGCGGGCTTCATTGCCGCCGTCGAGGTTGACCGTAATGGCGTGGGTATGATTGCCGGCCCCGCCAATACCGATGTTGTGCTGGTGCGTGCCGTTGCCATCGGTGTCGAAGGCGTGAGAATGGCCGCCGGCGACGCTGGTAGCCATTGCGCCACCGCTTTGCTGCACGCTATTGCCGCCGGGGGCACCTTGACCGTTACCTGGGGAACTGTTGACGGAGTGCGCGTGATCGCCTGCCCAGGACGTACCGCCATGGTGGCCGTGCCAGCCCTGAGCATCCGTCCATCCGGTGTGAATGTGATCGCCGACCGCTCCCGCGCTGGCGGTATGACTGTGGAGTCGGTTCTGACTATCTTGCCAAGTACCGATACCGCGTGCGGCATCGACGCCGCGCCCATCGTCCCAGCAACGCAGCATTTCCCCGCGCAATTCAGGAATGCGGAAATTTGTGGCGCCGTCGCCAGAAGAGAAGCAACCCCAGTTACCGTTCGCCCAAGTTGCCTCCGCAATGAGCGCGCCGCTTGCCTGGGCGTAGGCCCAGAGGTCGGGATAATCGGCGCGATCGACCAGCGCGCCATTGAGTTTCAGATACCCGGCGCGGGCGCTGGTGCGCGCCTCAAACACGATTTGTCCGATCACCGCCTGGACAATGGCCTTTTGCACAAAGGCCGTATTGGCAATCTTGAGCGAGTTGTCGCCATTGGCTGGCGTCGGCGCTGTCGGTGTGCCGGAAAGAGCTGGACTATCGAGAGGAGCGAAGCGAACCAAACATTGTGCCAATTTTTTTGCAGTGATCGCGCGTTCGTCATCCGTGCCCGCATCCGTTTCGGCTTGCGTGGCGATTTCGAGTACACCAGTGTGCGTCTCGGTGGCGAGCCTCCGATATTGCGGATGAGGGTCATTAGCGGTTTCATGTGCCCCAATCAACTGTATGGCGGTATTAATGTTCGGATCAATCAGCACTGTCACGGTATCTGCCGGTAGAGCAGAGAAGCCCAAAGTGTACGAGACGGTTGTGACGCTATCGTCTGCAAAATACAGCGTCGGGGCATCTGGTTTGCTGTATATCGCTAACAGGATTCCATCGGCAAAAAAACCGACCTCACCGCACCAAAATGGCGAACCGGCAGGTGCAATTGCCTCTGCATGTACTTGAATCTGCGTAGAGGAAACTTTGCCGCCGCCAGCAATGGCAACCCGCATTATTTCGTCTTGCAAAACTTCCTCAGCACCACTTGGTTTGTATTTCGCCAAACCGAAAGCAATGTGGGTAATCGCAATTTCAATGCCAGTGTTCGCAGCGTTGGTCGAGGCAATCAACCCGACCTCGGTAATGGTCGGAATGATAGTTCTTGGTTGTGCCTTGGCTATAGCATTAGTCGAATTAAGGGCGGACATTCTGGCTGCCTTGGTTAAAAATATGAAAGCTATTTTCGGCCAAGCTCGCCCGTGCCATTACGACAGTTTTCCATTCAGATCGTCACGAACCCGCCTTGGCCGGCAGCGAGAAACCAATCCTGCATTGCCATCGCACTACCGATTCCCAACGCTTTCTTGACATACAACGCCGTCGCCAGCACCGCCACCTGCCCGCAAGTGATGTCCGGCGATACGCGATACAGCCGCTTGCCAAAGTCGTTCATGCCATCCGGCTCCAGCTTCTGGCGCGGATCACATCGCGCGGCCTTATCGTCAATCATCAGCGTTTTACCGTTGGAGCGAATAAAAAACTCTTCGATGGCATCCATGAAGTCGACATCGGTAAACAAGCAATCCCGGTCGGCCAGGCCAACGCCACCGATCAGAATTGCGTCGCTGAAGCGGTCGGCGCGATATAGCGCTTCTTTACTGACTAGCAATATGTCCGATTCCGCCTCGTAGAAGGAATACACCGTGGCTGGCGCCATACCATAGCCTGATATAGAGGCTTGGATTTTCATAGTTCTGGTACTCCCTGATGCCGGGGCACATCTGGCGCACCATCAGCAACATGGCTATGGACGTTGTGCACAAGATCGTGCGAGACCATTTGCCCCACCTCCGGATAGCCATGCGGATTATCAGCGCTGCCGTCGCCCTTGCCGTCGTTCCGTTCGCCTGCCTTCGGCCCAGAAAACAAGGGAATCGTCTCTTTCAGAGTCAGATCAATTGCCAAGATCGTCAGGTTCTTCTGCCCAGAGTCGATATTCATGGCCGGCACATCAGTCGCTTCCAGCATCACCGGCCATTGATGGTTGATACTGGCAAAGCGGTAAGTCGCATCAAAGCGGCGATTGACGACCGCTGCGATAAACAAAGTAAATTGAGCCGCCATGCTGCGCGCCGTCTCATCCTCCGCGGCGCAAATGACGATCTGCGCGCGGCGTTCACCCTGCATCTGCCGTAACTGAAAAATCCGATTCAGCGGATCGTCTGGCAGCGTCACCCACTCCGGTTCCGGTACCTGGCGAGAAAAGTCCCCCGGCACCGGCGAGTAGTCTTTGCCGGTCGCCACAATCATTACCGGCAGATGCGCACTGCTGCCCGGCCCACCGTCGTTGTCGTTCTTGCGCCAAGCGCCCAGCATGTCCTGCACCTGGTCAATCATCCGATCCGGCGCCCAGACGATGCTTGTACTGACCCCGCGTTCGACAAACGACTTCATCGCTCTGGTGGTCGGCGTGAGCGATGCGTAATAACGCCCCATGTACCGGCCAAAGGCTTCTTTCAATTCAAGCATGGGATCCTCAGCGCCGCAGCAGACGATTGACTAGGTTGTCAACGCTACGTCCCTCTGCCTGATCTGGCACGACGATGCCAGGCAAGATCGCCCGTTTGAATTCAGCCGCACCCGCACGCATTGCATTCACGCCGGCCTTACTGACCATCATGGGTAGCGATCCAGCCGAATCCAACGTAGCCTGTCTGCCGGCCAGCATAGCGAGGTACTGTTCGTTTTCCTCCTCCAGTCTGGCGATGACCGTCAGCGCACGCTCATGATCCGCTCGCGCATCCCCGAGACTAGCCTGGGCGCTATCCAGCAATGCCAGCATGCCGTGCAAATTCTGGTTGTAGTCGGCAATGACAGCATCATCCAGAATCCCGCCGCCGTCATCTGCGTTTGCCGCATCCAGCACGTAGCCGCGGTTGTCATCGAAATTGGGTTCATTGACATAATCGAACCCGAAGAAACGCCCTTCGACCTCGCTCAGCGCCGAAGAGAATCCGCCCTTTTTGCTTTCGAACATCTTTTGCGCAGTACGGCCAGCATCCGTCGCCAGGAATTCTTCTTCATGCTCGATGGTGCCATCTGGGAAGGCCTTTAGATGCACCGTCGCAATGGCCGGCTCCAATTTGACCAGTTTGCCCTGATAAATTCCGCCTTCCGGCGGCATCATGCCGAATTTGACGCGTGGCCAGTGGCCGTAATAGCCGAACATATCGCGCTTTTGAATACGCTCCTGCGTCCTGGCGCCATTGATAAACGCGGCGACTTTGTCGATATTAAAATGCCGCGGCTTCCCAGTCAGTTCGCGACCACGCTCATTGAGGTTGTACTGAATCACACCTGTTCGCACCCTACTCTCCCATATCTAGTGTGGTGAAGGCAGTATCGCTTCGCCTTCAGCTCGATAAAATTGCTGCGCCATGGCGCCGTTAAATAGACCAACCTCATTCTCAAAACGCTTCAGCAGCGATAACTGCAGCACATACTTGGCGGCGATCACCGCGCGCAACGCGGGCGCTACCATCGGAATGTTCATTCCCAACTCTCCCTCATCATCGATCGACACCCGGATCCGACTGGTCAGATAATGCGTGGCGCTAGGATCTGCGTTGCCAATGCTGCTGGCGCTGCTCAAAGCCGTCGGATAGGGCTTGCCCTTATCCTGCCAAAGCTGCTCCACGATCCAGCCATTCGGCCAGAGCAATTGCAGATACATACGCAGGAAATGTAATCCCCGTTTTGGATTGCGCGCACGCCAGGCTTTATAGAGATAGCGCATGGCCGGCTCTTCGGTGCGGATCAGTGCCAACCCTTCCCGCTTTACGTGCCGCTCGATCAAGGGTAAGGAACCCAGGTGCGGGACGCCATAGACGTTCAGCTCGCGCTCGGCGTCCCGCAAGTAGGTCTCGAACAGAAACAACACCAGCTGCTTCAACTCCGCTTCTAGTGCGTTGGCGTCGTGGCTGCGTTGGAGCGGCGCAAGCGACGGAATTCTGCTGTCGACGTCCATTACTGCCCCCAGGAGCCGAGATTGTAATTAGCCAGCGTCACCGAGACATTCAGGCTTTCTGGGGTCATGTAGCGGAAATGCTCAGGGAGCTGCTTGCCCTGCATCGGTGTGATCGTCACTGAAAAATCACTCCCCGAATCTTGCAGCGCCTGGACATTATTCTTGAGCAGTGCATAGATGGCCTTGTATTTCACCACCAGCATGCCGGCGCGAATCGGCACGGCCTTCTCGCCGTATTCCTTCAGCAACACATCCAGAATCTGCTTTTTGACAGCAACGGCGTCGTGAATACGCGCCACCTCCGCGATGATTGTCATGCCAATGGCAAGAATGGCCGGCGTGATGAACACGATGCGATAGGAGTCGTCTGCGGCTTTGATCACGCGCGCAATCTCTTGCTCGATTGACTCACGCGTGGCGCCATCAGGTGGAACAAAGGAAACGAACAGCCGATTGATATTGTCTAGGCTCGGCCCGCGCACCAACTCTTCAATCGTTTCATTCCAGATCGAGAGAAATTTCAGCCCGGCGATATTACGACGAACCAGGAAATCAAACTCGCCCAGGTACACCGCTGTCTGGTCATAGGCCGACGGGTATTTGCAGAGCTCTCGCAGCGTCGCGATGTCGATAGGCGCAGCTCCTGGAATCAGCAACGAGTCCATCGTGATTTTGATCAGGCCATCTTGCGGTGCTATCGCATAGTCCAGGGCAAAGGGGCTGCCGGCGTCCGGCCGCACGTCCCCTGTGGTCTCATATACGGTCAGGGTCAGCACCTCACCAACACTGGGTTGATACCCAACATAACCGGCATAGCCAAACACGACGAACAAGCGCCGGTATTCGTCGCATTCCACATGGAATACTTTGTCGCCGTTGGCAACATTCGTAAATTCCACACTATAGGTATACGGTGTGCCGGCCGCATCGGCGACTGAGATGCCGCTGATAAAGCGCCCGTCACTGGGCTGCGGCACCTCAATCTTATAAAATGCCTGCGAAACGGTCACGGTATGTTCGATGGAACGCACCTGCTTTTGCAGCAACTCAGCATGCCCCACGCCACCTGCTGGCACCGTTACTGGCGAATCGGCAACGTACATGCGCCCGCTGGAATCCAGCAGGCCGCGACCAGCACCAATGGAAAAAGGCGCATTGGTTGGGTTCTCGACTTTCACCTTCACGCGCGCAGGTGTTGCCATCGGCATCAATCCCTTCAGCGAGGCATCGGCCAGCACCGTCGAATCACGCACCTTATCAAAGGGCTCCATCGCGCCGAGCTCGATCTGCTGCGACATCATCGCCATCATCTGGGCGATTGCGGACTGCGCCTGCAGCAGCCGCGGATCGCCCACCTGGTACAGCGCTGCTAACTCGGGAAACTGCGAGACCGAATTGACGATTACCCGATCAAAGTCTTCTTTGGAATAGGCCATGTCAGCTCACCCGCTCCTGCCAGCCGGCGATGTCAACAATCAATTCGCGGCGGTCCGGCAGCGTATCCACGTAGAACACATTCACGGCGCCAGCCGGCATCGCCTCCAGCGCCGGCACGTCCTCGCGCATCTTGCCGATGAACGCATCGCCGATGCCGGCGGCCATGGGATTTTGCAACAGCGACTGGGGATCAGCACCGTAATCCGAACCGAGATAGCCGTTAGGCGGCGTACTCAGCCAGTGGCTGACCATGGCTTGAATGTCTTGGGCGGTGATAGTCGGTTTCATGGCGATGATGATAGAACCATCGCCAGAGAGGGAATGCGGGGGTTTTCCTAACGACTAAGACAACTTGTCAATATTGCCATAATGATATAATTTATCTATGTCAATATTGCTCTTCCTCCTTAAAGGAAATCTATGACCCCTCCTAAACTCTTCATTTCCTATAGCTGGTCGACTCCCGAACACGAGCAATTAGTCCTCAATCTAGCAACAGAACTACGCGAATCGGGCGTTGACGTAATCTTGGACAAGTGGGACTTGAGGGAGGGACACGACTCTATCGCTTTTATGGAGCAAATGGTAAACAACTCGGAAATCAAAAAGGTCGCCATCATTTGCGATGAATTATATGCTTCAAAGGCCGATGGTCGAGCCGGTGGCGTGGGCACCGAAACGCAGATCATTTCGAAAGAGGTCTACGACAACCAGGCACAAGAAAAATTTGTCGCTGTCATAACCTCAAAAAGCGAAAATGGCAAACCGTATCTGCCGACCTACTACAAGTCACGTATCTATATTGATCTCAGCAGTGCCGATCGGTACGCAGATAATTTTGAGCAGCTCTTGCGATGGATATTCGACAAACCGCTCTTTGTTAAGCCTGAGATTGGAAACAGACCTTCATTTTTATCAGAAGGTGAGCACCTCACCCTAGGAACTACGGCCCTTTTCAAGCGGTGCGTTGACGCGATTAAAAACGATAAAGCATATGCCGCCGGCGCTCTTCATGAATACTGCCGGTTGTTCTCTTCAAATTTTGAAAGATTCAGATTACCAAAATCTGATGGCGAATTCGATGATGCCCTGGTAAAAAACCTTGATGAATTTCTTCCGCATCGAAACGAAGCAATTCAGTTATTTACAACTATTGCGGAATACGCACCGACAACTGAATTTATTCAAAGAATTTTCCGTTTTCTAGAAGATTTGATCCCATATAGGGACCGCCCCGCGAACATTACATCATGGAGCAATCGCGATTTTGACAACTTCAAATTTCTAGTTCATGAGCTTTTCTTATATGCACTTTCAATCCTAATAAAGTATGAGCGGTTCGACCAAGCAAATACTTTAATTCAACAACAATATTACGTTCCTGGAAATTTAGACAATGGGAAAAAAGTAAGTACCAATTTTTCGATATTCCGAACGCATTTAGAATCCTTGGAATACCGAAATGAACGGTTAAAATTACGGCGTCTTTCGCTTCACTCCGATCTATTGAAGGAACGTTGCATAGGAACAGGACTTGAATTTCGCCATCTCATGCAAGCAGATTTTGTTGCATTCATGCGCTCAGATATAGACATGAAGAACGAATTCGACTGGAGTCAGCGGTGGTTCCCAGAAACACTGCTATATTTAAATTCTTTTAACAGTCCTTTTGAAATCTTTGCTAGATCAATTTCAAAATCATATTTCGATCGCGTCAAAATATTATTGAATATTGAAAAACCAATTGAACTAGAACAGCTACTAACCGCCTATCAAGGAAATTCGTCGTTCAGACTTCCACAATGGGGCCACCATAGCTTTAATCCTGGTGCATTATTAGGCTATAACAATTTGGCCACAAAGCCCTAATAACAATATCTTCTTCATTTTCGCAGGCTACTAAATTGCAATGGACGCGCTCTCAACTCTCCCTACCGTAATTTCTGCGGGCGCTCTCTTAGTGTCGCTGTCGGCATCCATTTTCTCTAGACGGTCGTGGCTAGAAACTAATCGTCCAATTGTCACTGCAGAAATTACCACACACGACGCAGGTAGTGAGTCCATTTTGTTCAATCTTGTGGTTCATAACGTTGGCAATCGCCCGGCTACAGAAATCCGCCTCGCTGCCAGCAGTGAAATCATCCAAATGCTAGTTGAGCCAACCGCTCGTGACCGCTACAAAGACGAAGTGAAACGTTGCTTTTCGGAGGAGGGTCGCATCGCAGTACTTCACCCTGGGAAAAGCGTAAAAAACGGATTTGGACTTACCAGTACCGACAAGAAAAAGAATGTATTAATTTACGGAGCATCTGCTGCAATCGAAATTCACTACAAAGATCTTAATTCTAGAATCTACAAGTCAAAATTGACTTTAATCGTCAGGGACTCGGCCTACTTTGCGGGGTCCGGCTGGGCAGACACAGACTAGTTAAAAGCTCATTACGTGGACATACAGAACGTATCGCTGGATGAACCATTGCGCCTCTGAAGCGCCTATCATCTGCTCCGATCCATTATTTCTAAATGAATATTTCTCGCAGGAGGAAATTTATGCGCAAGTTTGTCGCAATCATTGGGGATCGAAACTCCGGTAAGTCCACCATCATCAAGAGCCTCACCGGCTGCCGGACAAGTTCCTTTCGTGGCTCAATAAGCGATCTATCCACGGGCCGGAGTATCTATGTCATTTGCAGCTCTCCACAGGAGCACTTGCTTTCTCTCGCAGACTTTCGCAAAGCGCTAAAAACATCCGAGACGGATCCCAACTGCCAGGGCATCGTCATGGCAATTCAGCCAACCGTGCCGCGCGCCCGTCTTTCCATGGAAGCGATCTTTCAGGTAGTAGCAACCACTGCAAACTTCCAAATGCATGCGTTCCTTCTTGATCCTGGTCGAAGCGGTAGCCTATCAAATAGCAATGCTATTATTACCCGCCTGAAGTCCTATCCAACGAAACATTTCTTGCTAAACGGTGAACGCTTCTCACACATCAATGCGCAAATCATCAACTCGAAAACTCGCATTGCGTGCTAG